TGTAAAAGGTGCTGCTGAAAAGCCAGCTATCTACATGGGACAGGCTGCATGGGAAGCTTACATGCAAGCACAGATTGCTGCTGGCAACGGTTGGTACTTGACAGGTGGTCCTGAAGTATCTAAGCGTTTCGTAGGTATGTACGAAATCTACGTATGTCCGGGTATGACTGCTAACAATATCATCTTCGCTCAACCAAGCAACTTGATGTTGGGTACATGGCAGGAAAACCAAATGAACGAAGTGTTCATTTTGGACATGCAGAATCTTGATGGTTCACAAAACGTTCGCTACGGTGCACGTTTCTACCTCGGTGCACAGATTGCAGTTGGTGAGGACATCACCTACTGGGGTGCATAATCAATAAAATAAGAAGGGGGTGTAACAGCCCCCTTTTAACCAATTAAAAAAATAATAATATGGCTTGTAATTTAACCAGCGGCTTTCCATTAGATTGTCTTGAAGGCATCGGTGGAGTTAAGGAAGTGCTTATTGCCAACTACGAAGATTTTCAAACTGGTATTACTTATGGTGGTACTGATGGCGAAGTTGATGGATTGCCTACTGCAACCATCTATCGTTATGTTCCATTCCGCAATTCAGGTTCATACGTAGAAACGGTGCAAAAGAATTTGGAAACAGGTACACTGTTTTTTTCGCAGGAAGTTGGATGGACTTTCGGTAAGTTAAATCAGGAAAAGCGTAATGAATTCTTGAATGTTGCCAAAGCAAAAATTATTGTGTTTGTTCGCACTAATGACGATCAAATACTTTTGGTTGGTGCAGGCGAAGGAGCGCAAATGACTGCAGGAACTGTTCAATCAGGTGCGCAGAAAGCTGATTTGATGGGATATCAAGTTACTTTGATTGCTGAAGAACTTGCTCCAGCCGTTCACCTTGAACCTTATACAAGTGTTCCTTTTGACAACTTTGCCGGCATTACTGTAAGTCCTGCTTACTAAGCTTTGTTTTCCGTTCTGTGTGTCTTGTTGTATTGAAGAAAAGGGCAGGTTATCTTTGACTTGCCCTTTTTAATTAAAGAAGCTAATGATATATCTAACTACAAATACAGCCAACCAGCAAGTGTATCTATCACTTGACGAAGCGCGACAGTATTACAGCACAGCATTCACGCACTACCTAATCATTCTCACACACGAAGAAAATAGCACGACCGGAAGTGACCTTGCACAGGTTGCTACGATTGTTAATGAAACGGTGCGTGTTACACAGCTGACAATTACCACAGTTGGTTTAACTTTGGCAGGTAGATACCGCTACGAAGTGTACGGACAGAATTCTTCAAGCAATACAAATCCTACTAATGCCGCAGTTGTTGGCATTGTTGAGCGTGGATATGCTGTTTTAAATGACAATACAAGTTGGTTTGACGTACCTGTCAATACCATTCCAAATGATATAATCTATGAACCATAACGAATCAAATATAGTTTCGCTGAAGCTTAGTGAATACGTAGCTAAGAGTGATGCAGAAAAAGTAGACCGTAAAGGTTGGGTGAATTACGGAGATCAAAACGACTTTCCGCAGTATCTACGTGACCTATCGCACGAATCACCAGTGCATGGTTCACTCGTTGTGGCTATTGGTGACATGATTGCAGGCAAGGGCATTCAGTCGGAGCAATACCAAGCGGAATTAGATGCGCTGAATATCGATACTTTGACCTATGCATGCGCAAAGGATTTGAAGTTATTTGGCGGTTTCTTCATCGAAGTAATTTGGAGCAATGACCGCACTGTTATATCGAAGCTTAACGCGATACCATTTGAAGAATGCCGTATTGCGGTGAATCAAGAAGACGAAAGCGAGATAGGAATCTTTCACAGCTACGACTGGTCAAACATTCGCAAGAAGAAAAACACACCTGAGTTCATTCCTAAATACAACTACCTAACACGCGAACAAGAACCACGTCAAATCTATTGGTGCTTTACGTACACAGGTAGTGATTCTTACCCACGACCTGATTACTGGAGTGCGATAAACTACATTGAATTAGATAAGCAAATATCTATATTCCATATAAACCAAATATCGAACGGTCTTTTCCCTTCGACTATCATTAACTTCTACAATGGGCAGGCAACACCTGAACAAAAGCAGCAAATGATGTTGGATTGGGAAAACAAAATGAGTGGTGCGCGTAACGCTGGCAAGGTGGTTATGTTCTTCAATGAACGTGATCAACCTAAGACCGAAATAACGCCATTCCCTGTGAACGATGCAGATAAGCAATATCAGTTAATGAATGATACTGCACAGCAGAAGATTATCACAGCGCATCGTGTGACTACACCACTGCTGTTCGGTATACGTGAGAACACAGGATTTGGTAGCAATAAGGATGAAATGGCTACAGGACTTGAGATATTTAACAAGCAAGTTATTGAGCCTTATCAGGCAATGATTAACCATAGCATCGAAGAATTGTTGGGCAATCAGCTTCCGGGTGTAAGCTTTGAAATTGTGCCTAACACACCACTTGCTGTTGAGCAGGCAGAAGTAGTTGTAGATACAACAGGTGGAACTACTGCCGATGTAGCAGCTACTGCTTTGAATGGTGCGCAGATAACTTCACTTGTTGACATTGTGATGCAAAGTGCAGCAGGTGCTGTTCCTGTAAGCAGTGCAAAAGCAATCGTGCAAGCTGCATTCCCAACGTTGCCACCTACTACTATCGATGCAATCTTTGCTGATGTTATGCCCGGTACATTGCAACCTACCGAAGTGATTCAATCAAGTGTTGAATTAAAAAAAAAAGTAGATGCTGACTTTGATGAGAGCACAGTAGGTGATGCATTAATCGCACTTGGTGAAGATGCATCCGAAGATTGGATATTGATTGATGCATATAACGCTGATGAAGAAATTGAGCACGAATTTGCAGTGCGCACAGGTGCGGCAAGACCAGCAGCAAAGAGTGAGCAAGATGCCATTATCGATGGCAAATACTTTATTACTCGTTACGTGTACGCAGGTAGCTTTACTCACGCTAATATGCGCCCATTCTGTAAAAAGATGGTTGAAGCAGGCAAGCTTTACCGCAAAGAAGATATAGTGGCAATGGAAAACGTTGCAGTCAATCCCGGATGGGGGCCTGAAGGCGCAGCTACTTATGATATTTGGTTCTACAAAGGCGGTGGAAACTGCAAACACTTTTGGGAAAAGCGCGTTTATGTAGATGCAAGCGGTGCGAAAATAAATCCTAATGATCCTGATGCAACACGTATCGCAGTTTCACTTGCTGAACGCATGGGCTATAAAGTGCGCAATAACTCATTAGTTGCAAAGCTTCCTGAAGACATGCCCTATAACGGCTTCCTTCCAACCAATCCTATTTACGGCAATCAATAATTAAAACTATGGCTGAAGTATTATTAATATCCGAGAACTATGTGAAGAAGTACACTACTATAAATGGCAGTGTAGATCCAAACCTTCTATACCCATCAATCTATTTGGCGCAAGACAAATGGCTACTTCCCTTTTTGGGAACTGACTTGCTCAATAAGATTAAAGATGACGTGGCTAACAATACCATTGCCGGAAACTATCAAATACTGCTGGAAGATTACATCCAAAAAATGCTACTTTGGTGGGTGATGGTCGATGTAACTCCTAATCTATGCTACCGAATGGACAATGGCACGCTGGTTCAACGTCAAAGCGAAGACACTGTGCCTGTTTCGGACTTAGTTATGAAGGATATGATAGACCGCGCACGTCAAAATGCGGAGCACTACACCACTTTGCTCGTTGATTACTTGTGTGCGAATTCAAGTTTGTTCCCTGAATACAGCACAGCCACATGGCCTGACCGTTCACCACGTACAGACGTGACCAACACGCTTAACTATCAGTTCTCATCGGGAAACACATCGACCAGCTTCCGCCCTACTTACTCACGAAATATCATTAACCGCATACCATGAGTGAAAAGAAGACACTGAAACAAGATTACACTGAACGCTTGCGCAAGTATGAGCGTGAGCTTTCACTAAAACTACGAAGCAATGGCAACAAAGAAGCAGACAAAACCAAAAAGTGAACAGTCAAGTATTACTTACAAGTTCATCCGGTACAATCTTCAACTGTTCGATGGCTTGTGGTCGATACCGATTGCGTTTGCAGTGTTCCTAATTGCAGGTGCATTAAGCAGCGAATACTTTGGTGATGCGCTTATCTCTACCGAATACGTGCAATACATCGTCTTGGCTTCACTCATCATGGTGTTTGCTAACTTCGTTACCTTTTTGGGAATTCGTTTCAATTTTAAGGCATTACAA